TATCAATGCAAGTGATGGTAATGGAATGGTGAATGGACTGATGTTGTCGTCTAACGTAATACTCATTCCTAACCACTATTTCAGTGAATTTGGCGATCAGTTGGATTGTACATTTCGCAAGAAGAATCCCGAGGCATCGGGTGGAAAGTTTGTTGCGAGAATTCATGTGAGAGCATCTCACCTCATTCCCGATTCGGATTTGAGAGTGTGTTATGTTCCAAATGGAGGATCGTTCAAGAATCTTGTGAATTTCTTTCCAACAGGCGAAATGCCGTCCATCCCCTTCCGCTTGTCGTGGAGGAAAAAGGACGGAGACATGATTCGCGCAAAAGGTATGACCTCACCAGGAATTGTCCGAACAGTCCACGAGTTTGTGGGTGGTATGTATCGCAACTTGACCATTAACACGTTTGATGGCATGTGCGGTGCGACACTTATCTCAGACACGAACGGATCTGTAATCCTAGGTGTACATTTAGGCGGTACTGCCGGCACACCCATTGGGTGCTATGGTAGCGTGACACAGCAACAACTACTGACGGCATTTAATGCCCTTCGAACAAAGGAGGGTGTGATTTTGTCTGGTGAAGCTGGTAAATTTGAAACTACTGTCCTAGGGGTCCAAATCCTGAAAAGTGATCCACTACACAAGAAAAGTGCATTGAACTTCTTGCCAGAGAATTCGCAGGTCGAATACTATGGCTCATGTCCCGGAAGATCATTGACCAAAACTGAAGTTAAGGTGACACCAATTAGTGAACATATTACTGATGTATGTGGTGTACCGAATATTTACAGAGGTCCAAAATTGAATCCGGAATGGTATGGATGGCAAACTTGTTTGGCCAACCTAGCAGTTCCCGCACATCCTTATCCTCACACATTGTTAGAGATAGCAGTAAAGGATTACAAGGAACCATTGTTGGAGATTTTCCGTAGTGATATGTGGCGTATTTCTAAGCCATTGACCGATCACGAAAATTTGTGTGGCATTCCAGGGAAGAAATTCATGGACGCCATCAAATTGAACACATCTGTGGGTTTCCCACTATCAGGCCCTAAACGAGACCACGTAATTGAGCTAGAACCCACTGAGGAATGGCCAAATAATCGTGTGCTTGAGAAGGAGCTAATGGACGAGATCCTACGCATTGAAGCTTGTTACAAACGAGGAGAACGCGGTTACCCCATCGCGAAGGCGTGCAAGAAGGATGAAATTTTGACTAAAGACAAGTGCAGAATCTTTTACGGTAATGCGTTGTCATTGACATATCTTATCCGGAAGTACTATTTGCCTATCCTCCGTGTATTACAAATGAATCCTCTGGTTTCCGAATGTGCTGTCGGTATTAATTCACATGGCCCTGAGTGGGAAGAATTTCACCAACATGCCACAAAGTTCGGAATGGATCGCTTGTTTGGGGGAGACTACGGTAAGTACGATCAGAAGTTGCCGTCACAATTGATTTTCGCAGCCTTGCGCATTCTCATTGATTTTGCAAGAGAGTGTGATTATTCTGAGGAAGATATCAAAGTGATGGAAGCCATGACGGGCGACATTGTGTTCGCCTACATAGCCTTCAATGGCGATTTGATTGGACTAACTGAGGGAACCCACATCAGTGGAAATTCATTGACTGTCATTATCAACGGTATTTGCGGATCACTCAATTTGCGATGCTTTTTCTATACTCAATACCCGTGTAAGAGTTTTGAAGAGAGAGCTGTTTTTCGCGATAGTGTGGCCGCTATGACATATGGTGACGACAATTTTGGTTCAGTGAAAACTGGTTTTGACAAGTTCAACATCAAGGAGTGTTCGCACTTTCTTGCAGGTTATGGACAAGTCTACACAATGCCAGACAAAAAGTCCGAATTGAAGGAATTCTTGCCTCCTGACGAGTTTGAATTTCTAAAAAGAGATAGTGTGTATCACCCCAAGCTGGGTGTGCATGTAGGAGCACTGCTTGACTCCTCTATCTACAAATCACTGCATTGTTTTATGCGAGGTAAGAATTGTCCCCTCACAGAAGAGCATGCATGTGCACAAAACATTGATGGAGCATTGCGTGAATGGTTCAATCATGGTGAAGAAAAGTACGAGCAGCAGCGTCAATTGATGACTGATGTTGCGAATCGTGCTGGGATTTCTCACATGTGCACCGGACTCAACACAAGTTACAATGAACGCGTAGCTGATTGGGTCGACACCTATCAACCGGAGCGAGCCCGTTCCGCCGCCACTTTGGAGGCGCTAAATCCAACCCAGTTTTAAATCTGATGGTTAGCAAAATTAATGCATGTATATGGATACCACGTTTATTTTGATCTTTATGTGTTTTGTAGATTAGATGTAGG